ACTTCTTGCAATCGGGCCGTCATTTCGATAAAAATTTATCGATTCGAGGTGAGAGCCGTGAAGGCGGCTGCCTATCAGAAGAAAATCCGAGAAAAGTGCGAGCGGCTGGGCACCTGGCGCCCAGAGTTCGACAAGGTCGCCGAGCGGCTGGCGGCCATCTATGAGCGCATCGACATGGCGGAGGCTGAGTTCCGCGCGCGGACCGAGCTGACGGTCGGGCAGGAGAATGTGGCGGGCGGCGTCAAGGTGACGCGCAACCCGCTACTGGTGGAGCTGGCCGCGATGTACGATCAGGCGCTTGCGTGTGAGCGCGAGCTGGGCCTGACGGCGGCGGCGCTCAAGAAGATGAACGAGGAGGCGTTGAAGCCACGCCAGCAGGAGACTGGTCTGGCTGCGACGCTTCGACTGTTGGAGGGGTAAACGATGACGGGCGCTGAGCGCCTGAGTGGAAAGTACGCCGATGAGGTGCTGGAGTACGCGCGCGGGTGCGTCGTGGGTACCATCGTGTGCGGGCGCGATCGGACGCTGGGTTGTCTGCGGTTCCTGGAGTTTCTGAAACGCGACGATCTGGACGTGCGGACGAAGGACGCCGACTTCGTGATCGGCCTGATCGAGGCGACGTTCAAACACCGCCAGGGCGAGACGCTGGACGGCAAACCGTTGAGGGGCCAGCCGCTCAAGCTGGAGCCGTGGCAGAAGTTCATCATCTACGGCATCCTGATCTTCTACAAGAAGGGCACAGACGAACGCCTTGTGAAGGAGGCGTTCGTTTTTGTTCCGCGCAAAAACGGCAAGACGATCCTGATCGCGGCGCTGGCGTGGGCGCTGTGCATCCTCAGCCGAAAGTCTGGTGCGAAATGCTACGTCGTGGGCGCTGCGCTCAAGCAGGCGCTGGAGACCTTCGACGATTGGGAGTATGTGCTGGAGAACAGCTTGTACACCTCGCGGAAAGAAGCCGAAAAAGACGGCTGGCGCATCCTGGCTAATTCGGTGGAGCACTCGATCACGAATGGCGACATCCTCGGCGGGTCGATCGCGCTGCACGCGCTGCCGGGGAACCCGGACAAACAGGACTCATTCAACGCGCCGTACATCATCGCCGATGAGGTGCACGCATACAAGTCGCCACTCCAGTACAACGTACTGCGCGAGGCTGGCAAGGCGTACACCAACAAGCTGGCGATGATCATCACGACTGCCGGCGACAACGGCACGGGATTCTGCGCCCAGCGCGTGGAGTACTGCCGGAAGGTGCTGCGCGGCACGGTGAAAGACGATGGATACTTCATTTTCCTGTGCTCGGCCGACAAGGACGAGAACGGGAACGTCGACTTCACCGACCCGATCCAGCACCAGAAAGCCAACCCGAACTACGGCGTGACGATCCGGCCGGAGGACATCATGGCCGAGGCGGTGCAGGCGCAAAACGATCCGCAGCAGCGCAAAAACTTCCTGGCGAAATCGCTGAACGTGTTCACGTCAGCCATGACGGCGTACTTCAACGTCGATGAGTTCCGGGCGTCCGACGCGGCGGCAGGCGAGGCACTGGGCATCGACCCGATGTGGCCGCTGGAGAAAAAGCTGGACGCGCTGGCGCGGCTCCGGATCGACTGGTTCGGCGGGGCCGATCTGTCGAAGATGCACGACCTGACGGCGGCGTGCCTGCACGGGCAGTACAAGGGCATTGACATCGTGATCCCACATTGCTGGTTCCCGATCGTCGCCGCGACGGAGAAGGCCGAGAAAGATGATATCCCGCTGTTCGGCTGGCGCGACGATGGCTGGCTGGACATGTGCAACGCGCCGACGAACGACCACACGGCGGTGGTGCGCTGGTTCCAGATGATGAAAGCGCGCGGCTTCAGGATCAGGCAGGTGGGCCACGACCGGAAATTCTGCCGCGAGTATTTTATCGGCATGAAGGCGGCGGGCTTCACGATCGTGGACCAGCCCCAGTATTTTTACAAAAAAAGCGAGGGTTTCAGGCATATCGAGATGGCCGCCAAAAACAAGACGCTGTACTACCTGGGCGCGGAGCCTTACGAGTACTGCGTGGCGAATGTGCGGGCCATCGAAAAGACGGACGACATGATCCAGTACGAGAAAATCCAGCCGGAGCACCGGATCGACGTGTTCGACGCGGACGTGTTCGCGGTGGTGCGGATGCTTGAGAATATGGAGCGCGAGAAGGTCGCGGCGAATTGGTGGGGCACGAAATGACTTATGGGGTTCCGTACATAGGCAGTAAAAACGCATGCGCACAATGGGTGATCGACCATCTCCCACCTGGCGACAGGCTGGTTGATCTGTTCGCCGGCGGGTGCGCAATTACACATTGCGCCCTGCTGACCGAGAAATGGCCCCGTATGCTGGCCAATGACATCGACTCCGGTCCGCAACTGTTCTACTGCGCCGCTCATGGCCGATATCGAAACGAGAACCGCTGGATCAGCCGGGAAGACTTTTTCAAGCTGAAGGACACAGACCCTTATGTCAGATGGTGCTGGTCGTTTGGTTTTGATGGCGCGAGTTATCTGTATGGCAAAGACATAGAGCCGTATAAACAGGCCGTCAACGAGATGCTGACCGCGCCGACGCCGCGCGAGCGCTACGACGCCTACCGGCGATACATGAAGATGCTGGAGGCCGCGCCTGAGCACGTCAGGGGCGACAAAAACCAACGACTGATTGAGCTCGAACGGCTCGAACGGCTCGAACGGCTCGAACGGCTCGAACGGCTCGAACGGCTCGAAGTGTCGCGCCTTGATTACAGGGATGTACAGATCAAGCCCGGTGACGTGATTTACTGCGATCCGCCGTATCGTGGGACAGGAGCGCATTATGTGAAGGGCTTCGATTTCGAGGCCTTTTATTCGTGGGCTGAATCGCAGACGGTGCCTGTGATTATCAGTGAGTACGATATGCCGGGAGATCGGTTCGAGTGCATTGCGGAAAGAGAGAGACACGATCACCTGAGCGCGACGAACAAACACCGGAAAGTCACCGAACGGCTATTTGTTCCGAAGACGGCCCAGAACTCGATCAATCTGACCAACGATAAAAGGCAGGCGATTTGAATATGAGCAAAAAGAGGCGCGATGCGCCGAAGCGGGCCAGCACCCGGAGCGCGGGGTCGGTGGCGCTGTGGCTGCGTGATGGCGACATCTGCGCGCCAGGATATACGCGCCTGAGCGACTGCCCGGAGATTCAGGCCGGGTGCCTGCGCATCGCCGAGCTGGTCGGCTCGATGACAATCAAGATCATGGAGAACACAAAAGACGGCGATGTGCGGATCGAAAACGAACTGAGCCGGATGATCGACATCACGCCGTGCGGCACGATGACGCGGCTTCAGTGGATGACCGCGAACGTGATGAACACGCTGCTCTACGGTGACGGAAACGGCATCGTGCTACCTCGGACGTATGGCGGCATACTCAAGAGCCTTGAACCGATCAGCGCAGCGCGGGTGAGCTTCATGCCGAAGGCCGGGAGCTACCGAGAGTACTCTGTGCTGATCGACGGCGTGCCGCACTCGCCGGAGGACGTGATCCACTTCGCGTACAATCCGGACCCGCTGTACCCGTGGAAGGGACGCGGCCTGACGGTGACGCTGAGGGACATCGCCCAGAATCTACGGCAGGCGCAGCGCACCGAGAACGCGTTCATGTCTAGCGAGTGGAAACCCTCGATCATTGTGAAGGTGGACGGGCTGACGCCGGAGTTCGCCGACCCGGACGGGCGGAACAGGCTGCTGGAGAGCTACATCAAGCCGCCATACCCGGGCGCGCCGTGGATGATCCCTGCGGAGGCGTTCAGCGTGGAGCAGGTGAAACCGCTCAGCCTGAACGACCTCGCGATCAAAGACACGGTAGAGCTTGACAAGCGCACGGTGGCGGCGGTGCTTGGCGTGCCGCCATACCTGCTGGGCGTTGGCGCGTACAACCGCGATGAGTGGAATATGTTCGTCCAGACGCGGGTGCGCGGTATCGCGATGATGATTCAACAGGAGCTCACGCGAGCGCTGATCATCTCGCCGAAATGGTACATCGTGCTGAACTATTGGAGCCTGCTCGACTACGATCTGAAGGCCATGTCGGACATTCTTCTTGCGGGCGCGGATCGCGGCTACATCAATGGCGACGAATGGCGCGACAGGCTGCACATGGCCCCGGCTGGGCTGAGGGACTACGTGCGGCTCGAAAACTACATCCCGACCGATATGGCCGGGGCGCAGAAGAAGCTGGTGCAGAGCGAATGAGGCTGACGCTGGACTGCCCGAAGGCCCGGTATGGGCCGGACATGGCGATCATCTGCGCGCGGGACGGAGAGCCCTGCGCGCATCAGTATTTCAAGAGCTGCAAGGGCTGGTGGGCGCTGTCGCCGGAGGCGGCGCGGTGCCCGATGAGAAAGGCGGGAGAGCATGGATCTGAGACAAGTCCATCCGATCACCACGCGCTTTGAGACGCGCGAGGCTGACGGGCAGAAACACATCGAGGGGTACTTCGCTGTGTTCAATTCAAATTACGAGATCGCGCCGGGCATGAGCGAGAGCATCGCGCCGGGCGCTTTTTCGCGCACGCTGGCGCAGAGCGACGTCAGGGCGCTGACAAATCACGATTCCACGCTGGTCCTTGGGCGTACCAAGGCGGGCACGCTGACGCTCCGGGAAGACGATCACGGGCTGTGGGGCGACATCCTGATCAATCCGAAAGATCAGGACGCGGCCAACCTGTATGAGCGTGTGCAGCGCGGGGACGTGGATCAGTGCTCGTTCGGCTTCGAGATCGTGGACGAGGCGACCGAACGCCTCGCCGACGGGTCGGTGCATTGGACGATCCGGGACGTCGACCTGTTCGAGGTCAGCGCGTGTACGTTCCCGGCCTACGAGGCCACGAACATCTCCGCGAGGTCGGCAGAGCGTGACGCGATGCGCGCGCGCGAGCTGACCGCGTGGCGGGAAAAAATGAAGGGGGTGCTGAAGCATGGCGCTGAAGGCGTTGATGCTGGCAAGGAAGATTAAAGACGCGCGGGCGGCCTACGAGGCTGAACGCGCGAGGGATGCCGAGTTCGAGAAGCGCGAGGCCGATCTGGCCGCGATGAT